CGTGGTTCACAACGACGGGCAGGCCGTGCAGCCAGTGGCTGTACGGTGAGAATTCTTTATAATCCCGAAGAACTCGCAAACCCCACTGTTCATAAACTCCTTCGATCAGCGGAACAGTGGGGATGTATAGAATCCCGTCTTTTCTCTTGACCTTCTGGCAGTCGAAAATGATAGTAGCACGCCCCATGCCAGAGGCCCGTTTAGTCTGCTTCGTTCCTATTCCTTGCACCCCCTTTCCTGCTCCTGTTTCCTGGATTCCTTCAACACAACGACACAAAACGTGAACTTTGGGAGTATGTGACCCGGTTGAAGGGTAAACTCCATCAGGTAGTTCCCGAGTCTCACCCGCTAATGCAGAGCATTGGGGACACAACCGTTCGTCCCCGGTCACTATCCTATAGCCAGCGTATTTCTGAGGATCTAAGATGCCCCGGCCTACCGCACCTTTGGTAGTCTCATAGAATCCCTGAGCAGCAGCCGTCACGGCTTCCTGGATGGCTATCGTCCGAGCCCTCTGGTTCAAAAGGCGTTTGGCGTACTTGTCAGCCTTCTTGGCTATCTGGTCCTCGGAGAACTTGCCTTTCTTCCTCAGCCTATTCTCCAGGTTCGTTACTGCTATCGCCCGTCTCGGATCTAGCCCTATGATCTGCTTGATCATCCGGGCCTGCTTCTGATATGTGATCCCATCCCGATAACCAGCCAGTACGATCTCTTTCACCGCTTCCCTCTGGCTATCGGTAATGGCAACGATCTCATCAGCCGCGTACTGTTCAATCCATTTCAGAGCGTTGGGATCGGTGAGCACAAAGCTAACTTCGGTGCTGGTGGTGATGACCTCAGCCAGGTACTCAGCCGCTATGCCCGAGGCTGCCCAAAATCCGCCCTCCAGCAAGTCCGAAGGATCGTAATTGCCCCATGNTAGGGCACCTACCACCATATCCGGCGCGTTTCCGGCCATTAGTCGCCGTTCTACGTCGCTCCAGTCGGTGCTCTGGATCGTGTTCTTTACTGAGTCCAAGAACCTGGCTTCCAGCTCTCTGATCCTGGAGTCTTCCGAACTACGTAGCGCCTTAATATGATCCATGAGCTTACACCGTCATGTTGGAACGGCTCAGGAAGTTGTCTTTGCCTCCAAAAAGCAGGGCGTGCTGAGCAGCGATTTCTTGCAGTTCCTCATCGTTCGGAATAGGCAGTCCTTCCAGTTCGCAGAAGGTCTGGATGGTCATAGCATGGGATCGGAAGTTCTCCAGGTTCCTCTTATGCTGCTTATCCTGGTCTTCCGGAGACCAATCCCACCAGGCAAACTCATCCACCAGCTCAAAACCGTTCCATTCCAGCCAGGTATTCCACAAGCTCTCAAAGGGTTTGCCCCAAAGCTCTCTCTCGCTGGATACGTGGATATCAATGAGGGCCTTGGCGCCGGAGTCTGAAGAACTGACCGCCTGCTCAACCCGCTTTATCACATTCCTCTTAAAAAAGAAATCACAGATTTCTTCCTTGAGGTACTGATCAGCATCCCAAGGGTTAAGCGGCATGTCGATCTTGGGATATTCGATCTTGGTTCCTGCCAGAGCGACTTTCTTGCTTTCATGAGACTGCCTTTCTGCCAGGTCGTCGCAATGGTCAATCAGATCCTGCATTTTAACCGGGATTTTGGCCTCGATCATAGCCACAACGTCTTTGGCATTGATCGAGGCTACTTCATCAGGCACGCCTACCCGGTGCTCAGCCAGCATGCCATAACGCCTAACCTCTTTCCAAGCCTCAATGGTTGGATTCAAGACTTTCATGAAGCTCAGGTCGTCCGGGATCGTCATGTCCTCGATATATATAATATTGTCAGGATCTAGCTCCCGTGGCAGGGCGTTATCCCCCGCCTGGAAGAATCGAGTAATGTCTTGGTTGATATCATATACAATACCAGGCAGAATTTTGTCCGCGATGCAAGAGCTATAAGGCAAGTTGCCCGGAGCGGTTCCGAAGCTCTGAGCAGGCAGCAGCTGGATTTCAGCAAAATTCTGCCAGTTGCCCTCCTGGATGGTGGAGTATTCGGCTACCGCCTGCCTGAAGCTCCAGCCATCCAGTGCGGTGGCCCGGACCAGCCCTAGGGTTCCGTTGCGTCGGGATTTCCCGATTCTTCCTATTCTCTTCTCCTGGATATGGATCTGCTGCAGGGCCTTCTTGATATTGGCCTCCTGGGTGTCATCGGATGGATCGAGAGGCTTTAGGACGTGATCAAATCCGGTGAAACAAAGCCTTGATAGACCTGATAGGGATTCCAGCACCACCGGGATAGAACGGTTGGCAGCAATGCGTTCCGGAGAGACAACAACGCTCCGGTCCACATAGCCAAGCGAAAACCTCTGACGCATCACCGGAGAGCCTGACATGATGGGTGCTGCTGCTTGCTTCTTAGGGAAAAGCCGTTCCAAGAATTTCATCCAATCCACTCTATGAGAATTTTTGCTTCTGTACTGCGTACCTTGCATACTCTACCGGATCTGTAGATTCCAAGAAACGTTCAAGCAATAGCCTGATCAGGCATAGCTCCGTAGCGATTCGTTGCTCCATCATCTTCTCTTACCTGTTAATCTGGAAGTTCCCCAGCCCACCGGAGACATTTCTTCTACTGGCGCAAATGTTAGCATCAGAGCGTCCCCGGAATCGGGGCTTCGGCCTAGCCTCTTCTTGGTGTCTTCCTTTGCTTCGATCTGAATCCAACCCTTTCGAAAACTGTACTGAGGAGCAGCCAGATCTGCCAGCAGGTTATCGTCATCTGGCAGGGTCAAAGGCTCGGGATTTTTAGGATCTATGGCTTCTCGGAGTGTCCACCATAGCTCTGATCTCAGGTTCTGATAAACTCGATTTCCTTTCTCATCCTTAACGTCTGAAGCCACCGCCACATTAACGCCCTGAACCTCGATATCTCCATAGGATTTCAGAGAATCATAAACGGAAGATCCAACGCCAATAATATCGACATTCACCAGGTCTGCATTGAGCTTCCTGTATCTAACGGCCACCTCTCCTGCCAACTCCGGCCCATCCAAACCGGCGAAAGTCTCGATGNAGAGGAGCTTATTCCCGCGGCGTATAGCGATGGCCGACAGGTCCATCCCGCCCCGAGCTACATCCACCCCGATGATGATTCTATCATTCGTTGGCTCAGTATCCGGCCATGCTGCTATTGCCGCCTCGATCCAGGCCAACGGAATAACGTTGTATTCGCCCTGCTCCGGGAATTCCCCCTCCACCCTGGCAGAATATGCCGGATGGTTGGGCTTCCAGCGCTTGAACTTGTCCGATACCCAGGCTGGAGTAATCAAGTATGGGGCAGGCCAATCATAATCCCCACTCACCTTCCTGGGAACCTTGGCCTCCCAGGTGTCATTCTCTATGTCCTCCCTGGTTATTCCCAGCTCGGTGAAATTGGGAGTATCCCAGGCACTAGTATGGCCTGTTACCCAATTAGCTTCTCGGAAAGCCCGGTAAAATTGCCCACCGATGTTAGTTGGGTTGCCAATCAGAACCAACCTACAATGGGCCGAGGTCAACACGCCCTCGACGGCCTCGAATATGTCCTCCTGCACGCCCGCCGCTTCATCAACCACCACCAAGAGATATTCGGCGTGATATCCCTGGAACCTATCCGGATCATTGGTGGAGAGGCCCATAGCGACCCATTCATCCCCCACCAGCGAGAGTTCGGTGGCCTTTGGTGCCAAATTGCCGCCCAAAGGTATCTTAGACCTGGAATAACAGGCCCGAATCTCCTTCCAAACCAGCTTTTCAACCTGCCTCCAGGTTGGTGCGGTGGTGATTACGATGGAATATGGGAAGGAAAACAAAAACCAGAGAACCAACCTGGCAACGACATAAGTCTTACCGATGCCGTGACAAGACCTCCAGGCCACCCTAGNNNTGATCCCGGACATACTCCATGATGGTTCCCTGGTCCTTCCAGAGCTTAGACCCAAATATGTCAGTAGCGACCATAACAGGGTCGCTTTGCATTAATTCAGGTGCCAGAAGATCCAGACTTTTCTTTTTTGGTCCGCGGCATTTTTCACAAAGTCCGCTAGGGTGTTCACTACCAGGGGTTCTTCTTCATCTCCAGAAAGTTTTAAGTGGTCACTCTGTCGCAGGTATTGCTTACCAAGCCAGATCAGCATGGACACATTGCCGTTGTAATCGCCTTCAGGCAGTGCCACCTTTAATTGAGCCCGGCGAATGGCTACCTTGATGGTGTTTGAACCCCGGTCTATCGCTTCCCGGAGGAGCTGATCTTTCTTCTTTATAGTCGAGAAATGCTGAGGAGTATATCCTATCGCATATGCGATCTCATATTCAGTGCACCCCAAACTAGCAAGTTTCTCTATCATAACATAATCCAAAACCGCCTTCTTTCTAGCCATTTACATCACAGCGTGCGTTTTATAAGATAAGCGTGAGTAGGTATATCCGGGCGGCTTATTATGCCCGGAGAATAACATGCAAACTAGATTGGTGGAACATAAACCCAAAGCGCTCATCTCGTTATGCGCCTGTGGGGTGCCCTGCAGATATCACGGTCAAACGCATAAAATGGGCCATCGGCTCTACAAAGAGAAGACCGTACAGGAACTCAAAGAGAAGTATGAGCTTGTCCCTATCTGCCCTGAACAGCTAGGAGGGCTACCAGTGCCCCGGTGCCCTTGCGCCGTGACCTGGGAGGGCGATGTACCGCACGTAGTTGAGCGAGGGACGGGCAAGGGGGAGTATAGGGGCCGGAACTTGACAGAGGCGTACCTAGAAGGCGCTAAGTGGGCCGTATGGATGGCCGAGGTATTCGGTGCCGAGCGTGCCTTTATGCTCAAGCAAAGCCCCGCGTGTGATCCCTCCAATGGTATAGCCTCCCGCGCATTAAGGAAAGCCGGATTATACGTTAAAGGCTTATAGACTATTTTTCGCTATCAGTAGACCGATAGTAAAACGTCGCAAACGGGCCTATAAGGTACTAGGGGCGGCGTGTAAGCCGCTCTGGGATGTGAAGTAAAATGCAATATCTGTGGAAGTTCGAGGTTACTACCCTGGAAAGAGGCGTGTTTATGGAATCCGCTCCGGCAGAGACCGAGAGAATGGCCGAGCTTATGGTTGTCGGAGATCTGGCAGAGGCCGAGCAAACTGTAGTTGAGATAGTGCTTATGGATTGCGTGGAGGTAGCTTAAATGTCTCGCAAAGCGAAGAAGTGCTCCAAGCCCCTGGACAGAGACAGTCCAGCTTACAAAGCCCTGGTGAAGATCGTACTAGAGAGACAGCGCCGATGGCTACCCAAGGAGGTGCAGTAAATGCCCTCCTGTATATTCTGTGGCAAACACGTATTGCCCGCAAATGCCGTCAAAGGCGAACCTTCCGTGTGCTCGGTCTGCCGGGATGTATTGGATCAGTATATGGAATCCCGAGCGGTCGAGTATATGCAAGAGAAGCTTAAGGAGGATCTGCCTGGGCTCGTTGAAGATACAATATCCCATTGGAATGGCAGGGCCTTCGTGGTCAAGTTCGAGGATAAGTGGAATAAGCGTATTGAAGGGCAAATCAAAGAGATTATAGCCGATTCCCTAGCCGATATAGTGAAAGAGCAAGTAGCGGAAGCCCTGAGAGATGGGTTAGCCTCTCTTGTATCCGGTGCAAGACCTCTCTCGCGTGGTAAGAAGACTGCAAAGAAGGAGGCGGAATAACCGCCTCTGTTACCGATCATACATGTAGTAATCTATACGATCATACATGTAGTAATCTATAGAACCATTTTGGCAATCTTTATAAAATTCAAGATAGTCGAAAATATTCTTCATAATTTCGCTTAGTTTTTTGAGATTAATTTGGGGAATATCAAGATGATGAAGTTCACCATTCGTATTCACAGGATATCTAAAAGTATATGAACTTCCATCTAAATTTTTGTATTCCTCTATGTACTCCTCCATAACATTCAATTCTATTTCATCATTAGTATCAATGCCCTGTTCGTTATAATTCTTTTTTATTATTTCTTTGCATTTTTTCCATAAAACATCAAGTTTATGATTAGTATCCTTTTTACTTAATAACAGATTTATATCAATAGCTTCCCCAGATTCTAGTTTGTTTATTATATTGTCTTTAATTATCATTGTTTTTAACCTAGTCTCTAGATACTGCCTGTAAAGGAAAATGACGGGAAAAACTACAATATCGATTCTATCAATAAGAATATGATATTTTTCAACATTTATACGCTGCCGATCCTCACCTCTAAGAGTTGCATCTAAAGCATTATTGACGATTAGATCAGCGGCATAATAATAGCCAACGGCATAATAATCCCATTGATAATAAAGGAACGCCACTTCATCCATTGATCGAGCTTCAAACAGAGTAGAATTAGCGCTCTCTGGATCGTAACCAAATAACATCTCCTTTTTTAATAGACGTTCTCTGGGATAAAATTCTCTTTTAGGCATAACCCAAAATGTAATTCCTTTCTTCATTAACTTAGCGATTGGGCTTAGCTATCCTGCGCGTCAGCCACTATCTTATAATCTTCCTCTGCCTCCAGTGCTTCGCCTTTGGCGCGTCGGGCCGCCTGTCTCTTTCCGATCTCGACCTTCATATCAAAGCTCTTGTCATTCATCTGCTCTAGGGGCTTTCCCATGTACTTCTCCATCTTGCGGACATAATCAGCCAGCCCTGGGAAACGCTCCTGGATGAACAAAGCCTGCTCTCCTTTCATGCCAGGGCACATCCAGCAGGCGGTTCTCTTAGCGCCCATCTCATAGCCCCACCAGAATGGTACACCGGCATGCTTCAGGATCTTCTCGGATGCTTCCCTTGAGACGTCATAGCGAGGATGATAATATGCGTACTCATGCATCCTTTTCTCGGTGCTCTTGGAGGTCTTGGTTTTCTTGGATAGCCTGGTGACCTGATCACCAGAGCTGCCATCCATGACTACGGTCTCATGCGCTTCCAGGTTGGCTAGAATCCAGTCATTGATAGGACCATAAACGAAATCGCTCTGGCACCACGGGAATATGGTGCTAGGCCATCCCCCTCTCTTAACCATCTCAATGAACATATCGCTCTTGGGCTTGACCAGGACGAACTCAACCTCCAGGTACATGCAGACCTGATAAGCATGCAAAGCCGCACCTGGCAGCTCTACGCCAGGGTCTGAGAAGATCCCTATCACCCTGCGATCACCGAAGTTCTGTTTGGCCCAAAACAATGAAAAGGTGCTATCTATGCCGCCCGAGAATATGACCACCACATTCTTCTTACCCTCGAATAGATGGGCATCCTCAGCAGGCACCTCCAGGGCCCTCTTCTCGTCCTCTATGAAATCGATCTTGGGGCGGCTATTGGTCTCACCAGGTCTGAATTTATCATCATGCTTCTTAATGTCCTTAAGGAGCTGGTCCATCTGGACGCCTGCATAGCCAGTAAGGTCCAGGTCAATATCGCCCCTGATCTCATCCAGGATCTCCTTGATGAGCTTGTTATCTGGTGTAGCCAGCTCTGCTATCTTGTTATCTGCTATGATATCGGCCCATTCTGCCGCAGGATTGGCATAGTCCTGGTAATCGACTGGTATTTGCTTAACTCCCAGCTTCTGAGCAGCCAGGAGGCGGCCATGGCCCTTGGTGATGAACCCAGAGAGCTTGCTGATAACTATGGGATTCCTCCAGCCCTGGGCTTTGATTATCCTAGCCAGCAGCTCTATTTGGGAATCAGGGTGCTGATTAGGGTTCCTGGGATTAGGGATAGCCTCTATTATATCTATAATTTTTTCATGTGCACAATATACAGGTATCGCATCCGCCAGGGCCTTATAGAGAGGTTGCCCCTGGAGATCAACCTGTTCGCTAGGCTCCTCATCCCTGTAATGGTTCCGAAAAGCTTCACCGACTGATATAATAATCACCTTTTAAGGGTTAAGAATAAAAATAGATAATCGTGAAAGGGGCAGGTTTCCCCACCCCGATCATGGGATCGATCGTCGAAATTTTCCATTTTCGACTTCTATACAGCCTTGCTCTTCAGCAAGCATAAGGTAAAGATTCGGCAAAGGAGCATGCCAATCATCGATCGGAGGGCGAGCAGGCCCGGCCAGAATGGGCGGTTCTGTATCCGCCCTCCTCTCCGGTGGATACCCTTTGAATAGCATGCTCCTTAACCAAAGATTTCATTCGCCCACTTACGATAACGATCAATCTTCAAGGATCTTGGTATCGGTCGCATTTTTCTACGTGGCGTTTCCTTGATACTTAGCCCGCACTTTGGACATACCCGAGAATGCCCTGTAAGCCTCTTGCACATAGGACAGATCCAATCAATAACTATAGGTCTGCTATGCGATTGAGCTTTTAGAAGAACGGGCACCCAACCCCCTCTGGTTGGCGTGCCCGGATAGGTCGATACCCCTGGCATCTGGTCTGCGAGTTCATCCTTTTCGGATGCTTGCTCAGACGCCAGGACAAACCTCGTCGGACTAAGCTTTGCGAGACTTTTATCCAACCCGGCCATCCTTCATACCCACAATTATATTATACTATTAAACACCTTTTGGTCTGTATTTGATCCATTATATTTGACGGATATAGGCCACCCGGAGACGACTGCCTTTTTTGCCTGTCTCATCTATGTTTATCTTCTTGATAATCTTCAGCTCCAAAAGGTCATCAAGAACCCGTCTCAGATTAGAGCCGTATCGACCTGTTCTATATTCCAGTTCAGGCACTGTAATGGTTCTACCCACTGGCATGTACTTCAGCGTATCCATCAACAATTTTGTGCTCGCCATGCTCCTCGCCTCTTATGCCATTTACCGATATCTGTTAACCTCCAAATCCAATATCGCTTTTTAATGCCGCCCCGACCCACCGGAGCAATACAACCCTTTTCCATCAGATACCGGAGAGTAGCTCCTGGAACAGGAGTTTCCAGTTCTGATGCCAGAAAGGGCTTTTCCGGGAGCAATTTCAACACTTCCAAGGCGGTATATCTCAATCTGCCGCGCATATTACCAAAAGATCCATAAAATCTTCCAGTGGTAGCGATACATAGACGTCTTCCCTATTGCGTGTGAATACTACCAGCGGGGTCAAGCAAGTATTATCACCATGCTTCTTGGCTTGCTTGATCGCTTCCCATATGTTCAAACGTTCTTGATTCTTGCACTCCACCGCAAAGGGAAATATCAGTCTAGCTCTTTTAGAGAGCTGGATATCCGCTCCCTCGCTACTCATTGGAACTGGTCGTACATCCTCCTCAGGAAGACTGAACTTCTCCCTGATCATAGCGGCCACCGTGTTCTGAAGGCGGCGGCCTTTAGCTTTACATGATGCCGTTTTCACGCCTCCACGTCCTGATTATCCTTGCTGCTGTATCCCTGCATATCCCGAATTCTTTAGCTATTTCCGAATAAAAATGTCCTGCATCGGCCATAGCAACCAGCTTTGGATAGTCCTCTCTGCTCACCTTAACACGCGGTTCACCCTTCTTATGACCAGGAATCCTGACTTTGCATTTCCTGCCACTTCGAACGTTCCGCACCATTCCCTTGTTTAGACCTCCTTATTTTGGGATTAGGTAGCTCAGAGAAGGTGAGGGGCCTTACAGAGCCCCCACCCTCTGAGATTCCAGCCAGTTCTGTCCCTCTGGCAGCACCGAAGCCGGAGAAGGTGCTTGCGCAGGTGCAGCCTGNGGTGGGCTGGTCATCATCAAGAACCAAGCCCGGTTCTTGTTATCCGTCCCCGAGGTCTTGACCAGGAGATGAGCACCCCGGAAGGTTTGCAGGCGATTCTGCTTGGCTATAGCGACCAGCTGTTGCATAATCGATCTGTGACCAAACTCCCAAATCAGCTCATCCTTGGTGCCTTCCACCATCACCTTCATCCTGAATATGGTTCTAGGCGGTCTCTTCTTGCCGTCTGGCGTGGTGATCATCCCATCCGCACCTGGTCTATCGAAGTTGCTGATGCCTTTCTCCGGATCGGTTAGAATCACGATCCGCTTCTCGTCAGTCGGTTCCATCTTGAAGAAGGCCCCGCCTTTCTTGCTTTCGGCTTCCATCTCTTCCAGCATTGACACAAATGCATCTGCCATTTCTCTTTCACTTCCTTAATCCTCCAGTCGGGCCGGAGGATACTTTTTCGTTCACCTCCATCTAAGCCAATCCATAAGCCCGGAGAACCTTCTCAGGTGCCCACCAGATCTTCAAGCCGCTGGCTTCCGCCTCGCTGCTTTCCCATCCAGTCGCTCTCAGAAGCTCTTCTGCTCTCCGGGCGTCCAGCCCTGCGCTGATAACGTCATCAAGAATTATGCCTGTCCTATTGCTCTCTTTGTCCTTCCTCGGGCACTTCTTCAGAGCATAACCTACGTTTTCCCATATTTTCATTTTAATAGATTGCGATAAATCGCTACCTTTAGCCTCATCGTTATCTTCTGTAGGCTCGATTGATATCGATTTTTCTTCCGTTGGGACTAATGAGACCGAAGCGGGACAGGTAGTGGTACTATTATAATCAGTATCTATAGATGTATTATTACTATATTCTATTCTATTAGACCCACTGTCCCACACATTTCTATCATATGTTTTTTCCTCGTTTCCTCCCCCCACCCCCCTATAAGTTTTGCTTTTCTCTGAAAATGTGGGTTTTGTGGGACTGCCGCCTAATGATATCGATTTTGGTTCCCATGGGGAGGGCTCCGTCCCACGAGGTTTGTGGGACGCTTCATCTACTTCAGGAAGATCATCATCCCAATCCGGTTTCAGCCACCAACCGGAGACCTTGATACCATTGATCTTGGTGATGTTAAGCCTACGACGGTCTTTGATCTCTCTGAGATATCCCTCCTCCTTCAGAGCCTTGGTGATGCTGTTCTCCGAGGGAACCTGGGTGAACACGCCCATCTGCTTCAGCAGCCCCAAAGTCTCTTCTGGCAGAAGAAATAGCCCGAGTTCGTTCTCCCTGCCTATAATCCGATCCGAGCTGTTTGGCAACCCCCCGATTATGAACAAATCGGGCCTAGAAGCCCGTAAATTCCGCACAGCGTTTAGAAATCTAGCTAGCTCGGTCTCTGATGTCACCTCTAGCCCTTGGGCCTCTATTGCCTCATTAAGGGCATTTAGGAATTCATCATGAAATTCTTTAGCCTCTTCACCAAAAGGCCCGTTCTCAATCAAGGTCCATATACCTCTGAGCAAGCAGTAGATGTTAGCCAGCCTGCCTGGATTGACATAGCCTTTGGCAGCATAACTGGTTGCCATCTCCGATCTCTTCTGTTCAAAACCCTGCCTCAGATCATGGGTATTAGCTGCAAGGTATCTGAGCCAATGATAACCAATCACTGGCAGATATTTTACCCTCGATTGGATACTCGTTAGATTGGCCATATCCTGGCTTTTTTCCCAGGTCAAATTGAGTATCCTGGCTGATGTGCTTGCCTCAGATACTTTGATCTCCCCTGTCACTATGGGGGTGACTAGGAACTCGTTTGTTGTCCGAAGGCCCCCTTCCCTTTTACCCCGGAGCTTTTCNCCTCCCTCCATNATGGCCTGGATGATGGCTATATAGGCCAAAGCGTCCTTCGCATCCGTGGCTTTGACATTATCCAATATGCGCGGCAAAATCCCGGCGTTCAACAGANCTTCCATAGCNCCAACCTGGGTGCCTCCAAGCTTGCCATGCTTCAGAAGGGTCCGATCATCCAGGTATCCAAGGCCATATATGGCCGTGAACAATTGAGCGATAGTGGTTTTNTTGCTGCCAGTCTTGCCCCATAGGGCGATCCCGATCCGATCGTTCTTGAACCACCGGGCAAAGACCGGAGCCCCCAGGATGGTGGTAAGAAGCAATGACGAATACCGGCGTAGCTTCAGCATATCTCTGAAAAGCTCTTTGGCCGCGCCAATGTCACCATCACAAACCATGGCTGGTGTTTGTTGAGCCAGCCTGAATACCACATCACCAGCCAGTCCAACACCCGGCACCAAGGGTATATTTTGCCGCCACCTGGGGATAGTCACTCGTTCTCTCAGGATGGTGTTGCGACTGAGACGTTGCGCTGTCTCAAAATCCAGCTTCCCTAGCCGGTTCCTAGCTCCAAAGTAATTGATCATCAGGGCTCGGAATTTCCGGGATTCTGACACAACATCAGCATCTGCAGTAAATTCGACTGGGCGGCCATCTTTAGCGCCTTTCCCTCTGAAAACAAACTCAGTACGTCTGTCTTCCTGAGTTTCCATGTATATGCCTATAGCGCAATCGGATACCCACTTAAGTTCTTTATTGCCTTTGGGGTCAGTGGTCACCGTTTGTACCGTGCCGTCTGGTGCCATTCCTATGGCCCCCGGCTCATCGTCCGGCCTGAGCAATCTTATCTCAGGTTCCCGGATTACGTCCTCTGCATTAACTAGCTGCCTGCTCATTGCATATGCAATCGTCTTTTCGACAATTGTCTTATCTTTGAGTTTGCCCGCNCCGGCCTCCTCCCAGGGCACCGCCCCGCACTCACAAGCCAGCCATAACCAGGCATCTCCACCGCTATTGATGCCGTTGTGCATGTAGGCCCACAATCCGGCCTCTGGATCGACTACCAGGTTATGCCCGGTGGAACTCCCCAGGGTTGGATGAGGCCCGCGCAACTGATGTCCGCACTGTTCCCACCCCCGAGTATCAATGACATCTAAGATGTTCAAGGGAGGGAGCCTCTTACCAGCGGCCACTTTTGCCATTTCGACCGCCCATTCCGGTAAACCTGAATCACCNGAAGGCCCGGCGCTGCACCTGCACAATCCGAGCAGCTCAGAAAGAACTTCGGGCCGATATTCTGCGTCAGCCGAATAATCAGTTACCCGGCTTCCNGTCATAGCGAAATGCCGCGGCCCGTCCTCATAGATCTCTATGGTGTTGCACCTGGCAGCGTTCTTCTTAATCGCTTTGATGAAAGCCCATACATCAGGTGGTAATGTGATAGGCTCCATCCCCTCGCTTTCGGCGCTGTCCATGCCTTCTGGCAGTTTCCCGAGAATCCAAACATGGAAGCCAGTGCCTGATAAGGATAATTCGGTATAGCTGTTAAGCTTCCGTAAGATCTCAGCAGCCCAAGGGCTTACCCATCCGGTCCTCGGATCACGGCAAGCATCCAGATCAATCCCTATCAGCTGCTTATCACCCCTCTCTGGATGCCTGGCTATGACAAATCCCAGCCCCGAGAACATCCCAGGGTTGGATTCTATACCCGCCTTAGCTTCTTCGAAGCTTATCCAGAAATCCGAATTCTGCCATCCACCTGACCGCCCCTGCAGGTCACAAGGCTTCTTTTCTTTCCTGGCTACCCACTGTTTAGCGTTCCTAAGCATAGCGGGCACGTCATCAAAGCTCATGCTGCCACCGTCTTAGTTCCGTTCCGACGTTGCCCCTATCTCCAGCAGGGCGGCTAGATACGAATCGAATAATCTCCACAGCTCCAGCGTCCGGAGAAAAGTGCGTCTCTCTTGGGCATCTTTCAGAACCAGCGGACGGGCTTTGTGATCAGATTGGTGCGGCTGGATGAGGTTGGACTTGTTTCGTCTGCGTCTAATCTCCATGGGCATCCACCTCAAAATCCTTCAGTTGGCTTTGCCTCGGTTTAGCTTGGAGAACCCTGCCAGCTCGGTTGTAGATATGCTCAAGCCTCTCCTGAAAATGGCTATCATCGAGCCTCATCAGCTCACCACCCTAGCTTCCCGAGCGCATTCCAGCCTGATGCTTCGGCTACCATNGATCTTCTTATAGGGCTGGAGGTCAGCCCANAACTGGATGCGATCCCCCCTTTTAACAGGTGGAAGCATGGCCGTGCATCGATAATTCAGCCAGGCATGATGCTCGACACCGAATTTGGTTCTCACGTCCCTCAGAATAACATGGCCGTGCTGGTCCACACCATCAAACACGGCTTCCAGCTTCGCCGATTCGATTCCCTTCCTCAATAGGGTTTCAAAAACAGGTTTCATGGGGACCACCCCAGAAAGTGAATTAACAGTATGCCCATTGTTATTAATGTAATGAGCAATATAAATAGGAATAAAATACCACCAGGCTTGATCA